CCGCCTTGACCTCGGCGGGACCGGCCACGACGAACGTCTTGCGGAACGTGGAGCCCGTCGACCCGTCGGCTGAGCGGCTAATGACTTCGCCCTCGACATCGCCGTGCAGCGCCGGGTGCTGGTCGGCCCGTGGGCCGGTCTCCGGCTCGTGCTCCTCGTCGGCCTTAGCCCGGTGGGACCTGAGCGGCATCGTCAGGGCCTCGTCTCAAGAATCGAGAACGCCTGCTCGACGCCGGGGGCGAAGGCCCGACGAGCGCGCATCTTCAGGAGCGCCTCGTCGGTCAGCGCGGCGAGCCCGTTGCGGCCGTCGATGAACACGGTCTCCGGGCCGGACCGGACGCCCAGCAGCAGGTACATCGGGTTGCAGAAGATCAGCAGCGGGTTGCCGGTGGGGGTCGACGTAGGAGCCGCAGAGGTCTTCGCACCCAGGCTCCAGTGCGCCCGGTAGCCAAAGATCGTGTCGGCGGTCTTGCCCTGGCCACCGCCGGGAACGCCGGTCGAGCCCTCTTGGAAGATCGGGCGGTTCTGGGTGTCCAACACGCCGCGCAGGAGCTTCTTGTAGGCGGGGTGCGCGATGACCAGGCTCTCCGACTCATCGAAGTAGTCACCGGCCTCGTAGATCCCGGCCGCCACGCTCAGGTTGGCGTAGCTCACGGCGCCGCCGGTGGCGGTCTGCGTGAGGTTGTCGTTGCCGGTGTAGCCGGTCGACGCGTCGGTCTGCGTGAGCAGGTAGTACAGCGAGTCGAACGCGCAGCCCGAGGTGCCCTTCGCGGCGGTCACCGCGAGACAGCTGTTGTCCAAGGTTTTGGCGTAGGCGGTGGCCCAGTCGACGGTCTTGGCGTTGACGATGTCGGCCAGGGAGTCGTCGATGTCCTCCTCGGCAATGCGGATGGCCTTGCCGAACTTCTGGACCCGCAGCACAACCTCGTCGTTGGTGCTGGCGTCCTCGGAGTAGGTGCCGCCCTTGGCGACCATGCCGACACCGACACCCGCGCTGCGGGGGGTCGACTTCGTCTGAGTGCCCATGGGCACGCGCTGGGCGTAGGCCTCAAGCGCAGAAACCTGGGTGACCTTCTGGATGACGTTGGACCCGAACTCCTCGGGAATCCACGCCTCATAGGTATTGCGAGCCATTGCTCGTAGCCCTTCGGGGACCTAGCGGGATGGGGGGATGCCTCCGCGCCCCATCCGGGTCCGCCTGGGCTACGCGACCACCTGGCCGCCTGGCCGTGCTGCTACTTACTCAACGTTAACACCGGATCACTCCGATGCGTGCTGCTCCAGGGTCGACACACGGGTGCTCAGATCGGCCACCTGGCCGTCGAGCCGGTTACCCCACTCCTGGCCCTCCGCCAGCCACGTCTTCGCGTCACCGTCCACGTGACCGTCGAGCTTCGTCTCGATCGACGCCGTCTGCGCCTTCACTGCCGCCACATCGGACTTCACCGCAGCCAGGTCAGACGTGCCCTGATCCTGGTGGATCTTGAACTGCTCTTGATTGGATTCCATCGTGCCCAGCCGGTCAAGCACGCTGGGGTGCTTGACCGTGCCGTCACCGAACCATCCGTCTAGGAACCGAGCGAACCGACGCATCGCCTTCACCACTTTCAGGAGTACGACCCAGGCACCGCCCACGGCGACGACCGCAGCGGCAATCGCCGCGAGCTGCGCTGGAGTCACGTCATCCCCCCAATACCTGTGCAGCGATTTTCTCACCCGTAGTGAGCGCCTTGCCGTTACTGGGCGGCCTGTCGCCCGTGTTGAGGCGCGGGGGCCGCTTATCGGTCGGCGTGAACAGCTCCGGGTAATCGGCCTTGATCGCCTTGACCTGCTCCGTCAAGCCGGTCACATCGCCGTCGTCATCGACGTCCAGCGCATCGAGGTCCAGCATGCGGACCACCCGCGCCATGCGCTCCGGCGTGCTGCCCTGGAGTCCGGCCTCAAGGAATGCGGCCTTCGCAGCGGAACGGACCGCCACGGGCTTGAATCGCTTCTCGGCAGCGTCGGCGGCCTCACGCGCTGCCTTGCCATCGGCGTCCTCGGACTTCGTCTGAAGGGCGCGGGCGGCCTCACGGTGGGTCTTGGCCTCAGCGTTCGCCTTCGCAAGCGCCCGCTGCATCCTCTCGTGCTCATCTTTGGTGGGCGGAACCCACGGTGGCGGATCGGTGGGTGGCGGATCGTCCTCGGGGGGATCCACGGGAGGGTCGGCGGCCATGCTTACCTCATTTCAACGGTTGTTGAGATATTACTTCGGGTTATTGGCCGGTAACGGCGGCACGCTCACCGGCGGAGGCGCAGGAGTGGGCATCGGCGGAGGTGCCGGCACCGGGCGGGGCATCTCGCCTTCGGGCCCGAACCACTTCTCCACCTGCTCATCGGAATACCCAGCCTCGAGAAAAGCCTGAGCAGGGGGCACGCCGCAGTCCATCTTCTCCGCGACCGTCTGCCATCCCTCCAGGTCATCCACGGTCTGGGCAGGGGTCCACCGCACGGTGACCTCGGCCGCGATGCCGGCCACCCGCAGGGAGAAACCGAACAGCTCGCGCCACGTGTCGCCGAACGACAACTGAAGATCCTCGATCTTGTGCACGAACGGGGCCTCCGCCGCACGCAACGACTGGCCCGACGGGGCGTCTCCAGTGGGGTCAATCCGGTGCAGCGGGGTATTGGTCACCTCGCTGCCGAAGCGGAGATACGTCAGCATCGGCTCGGTGAAGTTCTGGTGCTGAGCAGTATCAAACTGCCCGACGCCCGTCAGGCCCCGCATGTACCAAACAGAGCCGGGGTCGGCGCTGAACTGCGACCGGCCCTCGCCCGCCGGTGGCACGGTGGAGCCGGTGCCGGAGTCAGCAAAGGCGAAAATGTCCTCGTCCTCAGCGGCCGGCTCTGAGGAGTCCATGTCCGGCGCCATCAGGGCGTAGCGCTGCGGAAACGCCTGGTAGTCCACGCCGGCCATGTGACTCAGGATCAGCTTGTGGATCGCGTCCTGCGGCCCGTAGAACCCCTTGTGCACCGGCTCCCCATAGGGCTGATCGGTGCGGAAGTGGAACACGGGGATCTCGCCGAACGGGTTGTCGACCGGCCACGTGCCGTCCTCGTCGGTGAACTGCATCCAGTCCCCCGGCTTCTCGCCCTTCGCACCCGGCTTCGTGATCCACTTCTCGATGCGATCCGGGTAGTACACGTCGGCCCGGTGCCGCTTGCCGCCGACCTCCCACCGCTTCACGGCGTAGGACTTGAGCAGCGGGTTTTCCGTGTCGTAGACGATCCGCACGCACTGGGCGCTGTTGTAGAAGATGTCCACACCGCTGTCGTCGTCGCTGGGCCACACGATCACGTAGGCGTCGCCGAACTCGCACGCCCGGCGGATGATCTGGCGCGACTGAAGCGCGATCTTGTTTCGCAGCCAGATGTCCCGCAGCGCGGAATCCGCGGTGGTGTCAGCGCACGTCACAGCGGCCAGCTTGAGCCGCTCAACGACCGCATCGACGGGGATCTTCGCGAAGTTGAACCGGAACGCCGCCCCGGTGCGCATCATGGCCCGGCGCAGGCGCGGGGACGCAAAGAACTCGGGGATCTCGCCCGAGTAATACTGCCCGGCCTTGTGGTAGCCCGGCATGGCGTCGTCGAGCTGCGACAAACCCGCGATCAGGTCTCCCAGGCCGCCGGACGGGGTGTCGTCGGGCTCCGCCGCCGCCAGGGCGAGCTTGACGAAGTTGTCCACTGGTGCGCTCACTGCTACCTCCTATGCCACGTACGAGGCGGCCGTGACGGACGCGACGTTCTTTTTGCCCAGGAACACGGCCACACCGGTCCCTATGGCGTCGACCAGGTCATCGTTGGCGCCCTTGGGGAACGCCACCATCTGCTCCTCTACCGCAGGTAGGCGCTGCTCGTGGATAACGCGCCGTCGCTGGTAGTGGTTGAGCAGCCGCGCCGCCCGCACTTCCTTGGGCTCGTGCTGATGGACGATGCGCAGCGGCACCGGCAGGCCGTGCAGGATGGCCCGCCACGCATCGGCCCCCTGGTTGCCCTCAACGGTCACGCCGCCAATGTCGGGGTAGGCGTCTAGCGTGCGCAGCACGAGCGCCCGCAGCTCGGTGCCCGGCGGAATGCGCACCGCGCGAGCCCAGCGCACCACGCATTCCCGGCGGGGCTTGGAGTAGCCGATGACGGCCAGCGCGGTGAAGTCCGACTTGCCCTTACTGGTCACGGCCGGGTCGACGCTCAACAGCTGGTGGGTCAGGGGCGACGGGCAGCCGTAGGTGAAGTCGTCCGACGTCCAGTAGTCGCCGTCCATGGCCAGCGGGTCATTGAGCATGTTCAGGCGAAAGCTCCGGGTGTGCCGGATCGGCTCCAGGTAGCTCATCGGCCACTTCGCGGGCCACAGCGACCGCTCCGTGCCGTCCCCGTTGTCCAGGATCGCCGGGTAGTAGTGGCAGCGGAAGCCTTCGGCGGTGACCCACTCCTCGGGTGTTTCCCCAGGTAGGGTCCGTGTCTTCACAAGATCGTGAACGATCGACCCCGGCATCGTGACCGTGCCCGACAGCACCACCCGTGCGTAGACGTTCAGCGGCAGGATCGCGTCGAGCAGCGTCGCCAGACGCTTGTCCTTCTGGTACGCGGAGTAGTTCGAGCCGGACGGCTCCACATCATCCAAGATCAGCAGGTCGGGCCGGCGCTCACCGACCTTCATGCCCAACGCCGACGCGTCGATGCCCTTCGCGGCGAACGTGAACCCGTTGCGGCACACCAGCATCCCCGCACGGTCAGCCTGCACCACGCCCCGCAGCCGGCGGGCCGGCGCGCACAGCTCCGGGAAGTCGTGGCGCAGCAGCGGGTTGCTGTCCAGCTCGTGCTTAAAGGTCGCCAGGTGCATCTCCGCCTGGCCGGCGGAGTCCGCGAACGCCGCCACGAACTTGCGCCAACCATGGGCCGCCGCCCACAGCGGCAACGCCAGGAACAGCAGAGTGCTCTTGCCGCTGCCACGGGGCGCGACATAGGCATCGCGGTGCTCAGCGGGCAGCTCGTCGGGCACGATCCAACGCTGGGCCTGCTCGATCAGGTCGAGGTGGAACTCGGAGAACGTGATCCGGTCACCGGTCTCCGGGCCTCGCACGTGGTGCGGGAGATAGATCAAGATGAACGCGAGCGGATCCACCTTGCTCACGGCCCGCCGGTAGTCCGGTGAGCGCACCAGAGCATCAGCGTCAAACCGGGCCAGGTACGCCGGCAGGTCGAACGCGGGAGGCCCGGCCGCAGCGGGCGGACCATGGAGATCGCGACTGTTCTGGCCACGGCCGGGTACCAGCAGGGTAGTCACGTGCGCGCCCGACGGCAGGTCACTTCACCGTCGCGTAGGGCGCTGAAGCCCATCTCGAACTGGCCGCCGGACGTCGCCTCCAACGCCGGGGACGACGCGGGCTCCGGTTCGGTCGACACCTCCAGGAGGCGACGACCGAGCACGGTGACGGTCAGTCTCACACCTGCGCTCGCAGTCGCGGTCGGATGCAGATCCAAGGCCAGTAGTCGGGCGACGTGCAGTACTGCACCATCAGCCCCGTCTCGTCGGCGATCGCGTGCAGCTCGGCCCCGACGTCATCCGGGCGCCACATCGCGCCGTACTTGCGACCGTTGCGGAAGTACCGGACCTTGTGCGTCGACCCCTCAGTCTCGGGGTACATCCCGCCACCGGGGATCTCAACGAAGTCAGATACAGAGATCACTGCACGTGCCCCTCTCGTAACTGCTGCTCGGCCACCGCAGCGGCGGCCTGCGCTTCCCGCACCAGCTCAGCCAGCGCGATGTCCTCCTGGGTGACCTCGGTGACCGTGGCCTCCACGCGCTCCGGGGCATCAACCCCGAGCAGCTTCGCGCGGCGCTCCTCGACCTTCACGAGCACTTCGATATTGCGGGCCAGCCGGCCGCCCTGCTCGTCGTCCTGGATCTGGTTGTGCAGCTTCTCGATGCACAGATCGAGGCGGTCGACGATGACGGCGCGCAGTTCGTCGGCCAGTGGTTGCACGCGCACTGCGAGGTGGGCGTTGATCCGGTTTTGCACGGTGCCGTGCGAGATCCTCAGCTCGTCGGCGATCTTGTCGTGGGACCAACCCGCGAGCTTGAGCTCGTAGCAGCGGCGGGACTGCTCTGCGGTCTCCACCTTGTTTCCCACGGTGCGCGTGCGAGGACCGTTGGGCACGGGCGGTCACCTCCTGTGACCGTCCAGCATAACTCCGGTATTTCTGCATCCGTTGAAATGCTGGACGGCGCGCCCAGGATGGCGGGGTCAGCGGCGTCAGACGCCGCCCATCAGCCTCGACAGGGTTGTGCTCACGACGCTGACAAGCACGTCCCGCCCCGCCCCGCCGGCAGCCTGAAGCATGGCCTTGGCCCTGGACCTCTTCTCCGGGTCCGGCTCGTTCTCTGCACGCTCGGAGAGCACCGCTAGGAGCTGGTCAGCCAACGGCCCGCCGTCACCCGGCCACGCGTTGGATGCTCTCAGGCCTTTCTCAGTGACGCCCTTGATGATCAGGATCTGGGGGCCGTGGCCGCCCATCGCCTCGGTGGTCACCGCGTTGATGTGGTCGTTTTCGACGAACCGGCGCAGCGACCGTAGTGTCGCGTCACGCTGGTCCCCGGGGAAGGCGTCCAGAACCCGTTGTGGCTCCAGGTACTGGCCGTTGCTCTCACACAGCTCCACAACCTTCACCAACACGGCGAGGTCGTTGCGCCACATCTCGTACATCCATCCTCCGAAGGGTTCGCCCGATCGAGCACCCCGTTTGGGTGACCGCTGGGTGTAACGACGCGGAGGTTAACAGTCAGCAATCACCATGCTTCGCGCAAGTCCTCTTTAGGGGGGCTCACGGAGGGGATCCAGATCCCAGCACCCGGTACACGGTGGGGCGCGCAACGCCCAGCACTTCGGCGATCGCCGTGATGGTGTGCTCACCGGAGGCGTGCATCTGCCGGGCCATCTCAACCTGGCGCTCGGTGAGCTTCGGGGGCCGGCCCCCGGTCCGGCCAGCAGCCTTCGCGGTGGCCAGGCCCGCCATGGTGCGCTCACGAATCAGGTCCCGCTCGAAGTGTGCCAGCGCCCCGAGCACATGGAACAGCAGCTTGCCGCCGGGAGTGGTGGTGTCGAACCCCTCGGTTAGGGAACGGAAGCCGACGCCCCGCTCCCCCAGGGACGTCACCACCTCGATCAGGTGCTGGATGGAGCGGCCCAGGCGGTCCAGCTTCCACACCACGATGGTGTCGGCCGGCCGGGCGTAGTCCAGCATGCGCTCCAGTTCGGGCCGCTCTCGCAGCGCGCCCGACGCCGTCTCAGAGAAGATCCGAACACAGCCCGCCGTGGCCAGCGCCTCGCGCTGGAGGGCGAGATCCTGGCCGCTGGTGCTGACTCGCGCGTAGCCGATGAGCGTCACGAGAGTTCTTCGACCTCGCGTAGACACTCCGCCAACCGCTCGGCCAGTGCCCGCCAGTCGGCGGCGGGCAGGGAGACTCCGCCGAGGACCACGCCGCCCTGGCCGTCGTGGATTGCAGCGGCGCCGCCGTCGCGATCCAGTTCGTCGGCCGTAGCCGTGGCTGCGGCGAGAAGCCGCCGCGCGTCCTCGACCGACAAGAGGTCATCGCCGAGTTCAATGTGGGGGGTCATTGCCATGCCGTAAGTGTAACGCAAACGGTCGCGTAACAGGGTTCAGTTACATAACGAAACGTACGCGAGTTTCGGACACTTTCGACCTGGGGACCAGCCGACGAGCAAGATCATGCCGAGGACTGACCGGAATCGCTCGTTTGCGTACGGGCGGCCACAGCCTCCAAAGCCACAGCCGCGCCCTCCAGGCGGTACCTGCGCGCCGGTGGACACTCCAGGCGCCCCTCACCGATCGCGGCCAGCAAGGTCCGCATCCCCACGGCGACCTCAGCCACCGTCCGATCGTCGACAGACCCACCTTCACCGCTCATACCGCGATGGTCCCCCATCGGAAGTCAGGGATCTACGGTCACGGCTTCGGGCGCTCGGTAATCACGAGCGAACCATCGCCGCCCGGCACCTCGACCGTCATCAGCCGCACGCGGTCCCCAGCGGCCCGTATGCGCAGGCTGATGGTGTGTGCCCCCGGCGCTCCATCGAGGCTCACCATGATCAGGCACTTGTCACCGGGCCGCAGGTCCCCGAGTTCGGCCAGTTTGTCGGTGATGACGTTGCCCTGGCCGATGGCCTCGACGACGTGCTCACCGGACACCCAGGCTTCCGCGCCGACCAGCGGCTCATCGCCGGCATAGACCATGGGCAACACGACCACGCCAGTGCTGAGTCGAGCGCCCTGCACTGCAAACCAGTCGCTGCTCATCCCAACCACCCCACTAGGGCCTCGGACAGCACGCGGGCTGAGTCCTCACTCAGCAGGATCACACAGCAGCCGTCCACGTGGGGATCAAGCTCGATCTCCCCGTCGCGCTTGCTGGCGACGAGGTTGGCGAACCCGCGCGGACCGCCGTGGTGCGTGCAGGTCACGGGGATGGCATGACGGTTGCTGACGCTGCGGACTTGATCGTCGGTCACGGGGCTACCGTCGCGCCAAACCGGAACAGGTGCCACCCTCTCAGTGTCGCCTCCTGTCGAGGCCGCGAACTAGGCGACAACGGGAGCATGGGATGAAACGGGCGGACTTCGCCGCCGAACTAGCGCGCCGACGCGCCGACGCCGGCCTGAGCCTGGCCGACCTCGCGGCGCGGGCACACCTACACCGTGGATACGCCGGCAACGTCGAACACGGCAAGCGCTGGCCCACCGAGACTGTCGCCCGATCCCTCGACGACGCCCTGCACGCCGACGGGGAGCTACTGGCCACCTGGACCGCCGCAGACCGGCTGCCGCGCGTACGCGACACCAACGGCCAGCCCACGGAACTGCTGGAGCTGGCCGCCCGCGCGCGAGCCAGCGACGTCTCCCCGACCACCCTGGATCTGCTGGACACCAGCGTCGACCAGATGGCGCGGGCCTACACGCGCCTGCCGCCTGCCGAACTACTGCGCGACGTGCGCACCAGCGCCCGGCAGATCAGCTCCCTACTCGACGGTCGGGCCACCCTGACCCAACGGCGCCGCCTGCTCGTCACCGCCGGATGGCTGGCGCTGCTCGCGGCCACCCTGCACGTCGACCTCGGCCAGCGGGGTCCGGCGGGCGCGGCGCGCAACGTCGCCGGTTCCCTGGGGCACGAAACCGATCACGACGAGATCGGCGCCTGGGTTGCCGAGATCGACACCTGGGCCGCGCTGGTCGACCAGGACTGGCCACGAGCCGCGACCCTGGCCGCAGCCGGGGAAGCTGTCGCACCGATAGGTAGCCCTGTCGCGGCCCAGTTAGCGATGCAATCAGCCCGCACAGCCGCCCGCCTCGGAGACAGCCAAGGAATGCGAGCAGCGCTGCACCGAAGCGCGACCGCAGCGGATCGGCAATCACGGGACCGCCCCCCTGACCACCACTTCCAATTCGACGCGAGCAAACGCGACCTCTACACGGGCACATCCCTAGCGTGGCTAGGCGACCCCGCCGCTGAGGACTACACCCGGCACGCCACAACCCGGTTCAGCACAGGCAGCCAACCCCGCCGGCTCGCGACCGCCCACCTCGATCTGGGGCTGGTGCTGGCGCGGCTCGGGCGCCCCGACGAAGCCGCACACTGCGGCGTGCTCGCGCTAGAAGCGAACCACCTCGTGCCATCGAACGCCTGGCGGGCCGACGAACTGATCGCCGCCGTGGGCGGGTATCACGGTGTGCCGGAAGTTGAGGCCCTGCGTGAGCTGAACGCCCAGCGCAAGAGGAGCTGACACGTCACGGCCCCCAGGGCAGTCCCAAGGGGGCCGTGACGTGACCGTCGTGTCCACACCGTGAGGCGTGCCGGTCACGGTCCAGGGTGGCACGCGGTGCCGAGTCGTGGGCGGTGGCACGCCCAGGACGGCGTTAAAACCGGACAAGCAGGACAGGACGGATAAGACGGATAGGGGACGGGTAGGACCACGCATCTGTCCCTCACGTTCCCGCAGGTCAGCCCCGGTGCCTGGCCCGTCTAGGACGGATGGACAGATCAAATACCGAGATTAGTCCTTGATAGGACTTCCGCCCTCTAGGGGAGTAAGCACGGCGAACCATCCGTCCATCCGTCCTAGACGCCCCCGGCACGTGCCCTGACCTGCACAAACGGAAAGGACGGGTGCACGCGCACCCGTCCTTTGATCCGTCCTCGATCCGTCCTGCGCGCCTACCGTGGCTCGACGAACTCCTCTGACGTCCGCAACCGCAGGCCCCGCCAGCCGCGCTGCTGGTCGACCTTGCAGGGCGTGAACCCTCGGTCGCGGAGCAGCAGCGTGAAGCTCTTGATTGAGCCCATCTGCTCTGGGGGGATGCGACCTCCCTCGCAGTAGTCGCGGTAGGCCGACCAGAGCTGCACGCTGGTCACGCTGTAGCTCTCGTCCGGCTCGGTGTTGCCTGCGAGCCAGCTGTCGGCGATCGTGAGGCTGTCTCGGAGCTTCATCGTTTCCTGCACGACGGCGTGTGGCTGCTCCAGGCCGAAGGCGCAGTAGAGGTCCCATCCGTGCAGAAGCCAGTCGAGCACGCCGTCGGCCTCCTGCGTGCGGATCTTCTCGCCCAGGTCGCCGTCTTCCTCGGTTTCGCTGATGGTCACCGGCCAGGGCACGGCGACCAGGCGGCGCCACGTGGCGGGGTCTGCTCCCAGGATGGCCGGGGGGTGGTTGCAGGACAGGATCGGCATGAACGCGGCCTGGCGTTCGACAGTGGCGTCCTTTTTGGCGTAGAGGTCCCGTGCCTGCACGCTGTCATTGCCGGTGAGGCGCTTGACTTCGTCAGCGTGGAGCTGCCATCGCTGGCTGGATTCGGAGGCGAAGACCAGCCGGCGATCGATTGCCTTGAGGACGTCCGTGCGCGGTCCTTCGTCCATTTTCCCCCGGAACAGGGCGAGACTGAAGGGGCCGGCGTACTGCCCGAGCGCGTGCCGCACGGTCTCGGAGAACGTGCTCTTGCCTCCGCTGGTCGGTCCGATGAAGATCGGGAACAGCCGGCGGGGGTTGCCGGCGATCAGGCCGTATCCCACGAGCTTCTGCACGTAGAGCCGCACTTCGGGGTCGGGCAGTGACCGTGCGAGGAACGCCTCCCACAGTGGCGCGGGTGCGCCGGTTCCAGGGCGACTTCCAGTGAGCTTCGTGAGGCGGTCGGCCCGCCTGGCCCTCCGGATAACGTGCCCGTCGGGCGTGAGTTCCACGGTGGCGTCGGGGCAGGCGAGCAGTCGAGGGTTGGCGTCCCACGCGTCAGAACGGGTGAGCACGCCGGGCTCGTCTCGGACGAGCTTGATCATGGCTCCGATGAGCTTGGCACACTGCGAGACGTGTGCCCAGCTCTTGATCTCGTTGGCTTCGCCCCGCAGCCTCCGCGCCTCTACCTCGCCCTCTTCTCCGTTGCCCGCGACGACTTGGGCTCGGTTGCGGAGGGCTTCGGCTTGCTTTTCGAGTAGCTGCGGTACGCGCTTGGACCACCGCTGCACGACAGTGCCGTCGGGATCGCCCTGCCAGGAGGAGCCGGTCCAGATACGCCACCCGGCGGCGGGGTCGTGGGTGATTTCGCCGCCGGTGACCACGGCGAGCCGTCGCCCGTTCCCGGTGTCAGTGAGGGGGTCGAGTTCGCTGCTGCGGTTCCAGATGATCTTCGCGGTGGCGCACATGCGCTTGCCGTCGGCGAGCGGGTGGGCGTGCAGCAGCGCGCAGGCACCTTCAACCGTGGCGTCGTTGTGCGTGTACCGGTAGAGCCGGATGAGCCACAGCAGCAGGTCGTTTTTTTCGGTGCCGGGCACGACGGGGGCGGCCAGGGCGGCGGCGAGTCGGTCGTCGGCGAGCAGGGCGTCGATGTCGACCTGCTCGTGGGCGCAGCGGTGCAGGGGGGTTGGCGCGGTCATCGGTTCACCGCCAGGGTGATGTAGCGGCGCATGGTGCGCTGTTTGGCGGTCCGCATGTGCTGGTCGAACTGCGCCCAGTCGATGTCGTGGTCCGGGTCTCCGTCGGCCATCTCGGCTACGCCCTGGTGGATGTTGGTGAGGTGCCCGGCGGTCTCGGTGTAGCAACGGCTGAACTTGGCCAGCTCGGCGGCGACGGCCGCCGTGGTGGGCTGGTCGAGGGGCCGGTGCAGCAGCCGCAGGACGTCGATGTTGGTGATGCGGCGGGCCGTGTGAGGGTCCAGCCGGATAGCGTCCAGGGCTTCGATCGTGAGCTGGGCGATCCGGGGTGAAGGGATCGGGTAGTTCACGGGGGGCTCGTCCGGGTCGGCGTTGGGGCACGCGTGGAGCGACCAGGCGGCGCTGGTGCCCACCCACTTGCAGTCGACGCATCCGTGGAGGGAATCGGGCGAGTTGTACCGGGCGTGGCGCGGGGGCTCGTGACGGGCTTCGGCGTAATTTGGGGAGTTTTGCCCGTCAGTGGCATGCGATAGCATCGGAGGGCTCTGATTTCTGGCGCGAGTGGTGGGCACTACGCGTCTTGCCGTACCGGGCCCCTGCCGGAACAGCTGCTTCACTCAGCTGGGCGGGGGCTTTGGTGCATCTAGCTAGCGGTGCAGCTCTCGGTGGCGGGGCGTACCACCGGGGCGTTCATTCTCTGGCCATTCGTCGGCGCCAGTAGCGCGCAGAGTCGGGCTCGTCTCTCATCAGTCAGCGGCGGCGCTGCGGCGATGGCCTTGGCGACGGCTTCCTGGTAGGTCACGCGGCGCTGCCGATCCTGCGGGCGCGTCTGGCGGCGCCGGAGCGGCGGCCCATCTCGGCACGAAACTCTCGCCGTGCCTGCTCAGCGAGTTGGGTGCGCTCGTCTTCTGGCAGCTCGCCGTTGGGGTCGACCTTGACCTTGAAACGGTCCAGGTCGGCGGCGCCTGGGTTCGGTGTCTTCGCCCACCGGTGAGCGACGAGTGCGCTCCCGGCGAGGGAGAGGGGTGAGCCGGTGGCTCCCATCTGGTCCTACCTTTCGTGTAGTCGAAAGGTGGGGCCGGAACACTTCGTAACGTTAGTACTCGGGTGGTCGTAGGTCAAGTCGAGACATGCTTCGGCGCGTTTCGGAACAATGGCGAGGGTACCATTCATGGAAATGGAACAATGCGCGTTCCTACCACATTTACTGGCGCCACTCCTTGCGCACTGAGTCGGTACTGAAGTATCCACCTCCAGGGCGGCGTCCACGTGGCGCCGGGAGCAATGTCACCACCATCAGCGTGTCGATGACGGCCTTGCGACGGGACACCGTCGCCGCCTCCCAGGCTGCTGCCACGTCCTCCGCGTCGGCGAAGCCCTCCAGTGGTGACCCCACTGCGGCACCGGCCATCTCAGCGGCGATCTCAGCCTGTCGCGCCTGGATCCGCGCGCGCTGGACTTCGAGTTCCCCTCGGGTTATGACCCCGTCGGTGAACATCTCAGCCAGGCCCCCGTTGCGCACCCGCAGCGCCTCGGACTCGGCCACCAGCGCCGCCGTGTCGACGTCGGGAGCCGTGCGTAGCAGCAGCCGTGCGTCGGGCTGACTCAGCCGCCCGATCACCACGTCGGTGATGAACTGGTCGACCGGTTCGGCGACCCGCGCCAGGTGCGCCCCGGCCTTGCACCGGTAGGTGGGCCGCTTCGGGCCGCCGGTGCTGCCACTGGTGCTGGCGCTGCGCATCGTGGTGATGCCGTCGTTGCACACCCCGCACAGGAACAGCCCGGAGCCCAGCCAGCGCCGGTCCGCGCTGCGGGCTCGGCGCCGGGACGGGTCGCCCAGCAGTAGGCAGACGGCAGCCCAGGCGTCCTCGGGGACAATGGCCGGCCACTTGGCCTTCGCTAGCGGCTTCCCCTCGTGCTCGACGATCGCGGCGTTGCGGGGTCGGATCAGCACGCGGTGCAGGGAGATGGAGGTCCACGGGGAGCCGGCGGATGAGGTGATGCCACGGGAGTTCCACTCGCGGGCGATGCTGGCGAGCGTTTCACCGTGGAGCACCCGCCGGGTGGCGTCGAGCACGGCGGTGGCCTCGGCCGGTCGCACGGTGACGCCGTCGGGCTCGTAGCCGAAAGGGCGGCGGCCACCTCGGTACTCGCCGGCCTGCCCGGCTTGGAGTTTGGCGGCCTTCTGACGCTCGATCATGTGCTCCACCTCGTGACGCGCTACCGCGCCAGTAATTCTCGCGGTCATCCGCCCTGATGCGGTGGACAGGTCCAGCTGGCCAGCTTTGACGAAGTGCGTTGGCACCGCGCCGCAGGCGTCGATGTACTCCTCCAGCTCGGAGGTGGAGCGGTGTAGCCGGTCGTTGTGCCATGCGAGCACGGCGTCGGCTCGCCCAGCCTTGACGTCGGCCAGCAGTGCTCGGTAGCCGGGTCGCCGTTTGCCGGAGTATGCGGACAGGTCGTTGTCGGTGTGCACGACTGTGACGGCCCAGCCCAGGCGAGCGGCTAGCTCACGGCAGTCCTGCTCCTGGCGGTCGACACCGAGACCTGCGCCAGCCCTATCGCGGGAGATGCGGCAGTAGATGGCCGCGAGCCGGTGCATCCGCAAAGTATATGTGACTGGTGTTGACGTTGGCTACATCGCAGCATAGGATTTGACATGTATAGATCCAGCCGCATAAGTCGGCCCCGCACACCGCTAGCACGGTGATACGGGGCCTAGATCGGACAACGGAGGTCCGACCGTGAGCACTGATTATGCAGGTACATCCACTGATTCCCGCGTGCATCTCGCACTGGGTGAGCTGACCCACTACCACCAGGTGGCGCAGCGCGCCACGAGAGACCGACTGGCTGCGGTCGGCACTGCACTAGCCGCCGGGGCGACCCCGGAGCAGGCGCAGAACGCGATGAACGGACTGGGGATAACCGACGCGCTCCTGCGGAGCCTCTGATGACCGCCCTCACTGTGGTTACCAGTAACCCAGCTATCGCCCCCACCCGTACCGCCTATGCCCTGATCGACCTGTCCTATGAGGTCGCCGTCCTGCGCTGCGCACGACTGAATCTGGCCGCCGCTGCCCGTGCCGCGTTGGACGCTGGTGCGAGCTGGGATGAGCTGGATGCCGCTATCGGTGGTCTGGACGTCGTTGACGTGCTCGCGATCCTCACGGAGGACTCACGGTGATCACGCACGCCACCCTGGAGCGCACCAGTCGCCGGATCGTCTGGGGCACGTGGGGCTGCGCCGCCATCGTCATGGTGGCCAGCGCCGCGAATGCCGCGTTGACCTACGGCGCGCTGGGTGACAATCGGGCTCTGGGCTTGGCGACCGGCGTTGCTGTGGACATCGGTCTGTGCGTCGCACTGATCGGTGACCGACAGCTGTATGTGCATGGCCTGTCCTCGCACTGGGGGCGAGTCCTGCGCATCACCACGGCGGCCATGTCGCTGATCCTCAACACCGGGATCGCGGTACGCGACGGCCACTACTTCCTGGCGCTGATGCACGCGTTCCTGCCGATCCTGCTGGTGGTGCTCACTGAGTACGGGCAGGACGTGCTGCTCCAGTTCGCCGCGCTGGCACAGGCCGAACACGCGAACACCCCGCTGGACTATTCCGGTGGCCCAGCGGGGCGTGCCGACACAGTACTACCGGGCCGCGACAGCCTGGGTAATTCCGTCCCGCTGTCGCGTCCCGGCCCCAACAACGTCGAGCCGATCCACCCTCTTGATAGTCCCGGTTCCGGGGTGGAGCGGCGCAACGCGGGCCCGCTGGTGGTGGCCGGTCCGCTGCCTGTCCCGGACCGCACGGTTGTTCCGGTCGTGCGGTCTGGGGCGGGGCAACCTGTCGCGACAAACGGTGCGACAGAACCCGCGACAACACAGCCACCGCAGCGCGACAAGCCGCGCGACAAAACCGCGACAGCCGGCGCGACAAAGCGTGCGACACGGGCGCGACAAGCCAAGCCCGCGACAGCGGAGCAGCGCCGCGCGTGGGTGCGACAACAGCGCGACAGCGGTCGCACCGTGACGGGCGCTGACGTGCACAAACAGTTCGCCGATGCGCCGCGTGACGGTGCACGGATCGTGCGACAGGTCGACGCGGAACTCGAAGCTGAGTTGCGCGCTGTCGCGGCCGGAGAGAGGTAGGTCGAGGTGATCGTGTTCGCAGTGGTGATCGTGGTGTTGCTCGCCGGGATGGTCGTGGGTTGGGCGGTCCACCGGGGCGTCGACCAGCGGTACGTCGAGCGACGTGCCCAGTGGATCGCACGCAACGAACTGGCCCCTCGACTGCCCCAACCCCGCTACGCCGACGACGTGATCGAGGCCGAGCTGCTGTACGCGACGTCGGCCCGACTGGACCGACCGGAGGTGACGCGATGAGTGCCAAGCGGACGCCCATCCCGAAGACAGCCAGGGCCGTGGCGATCACCCGCCACTTCGTGAAGTCGCTGCGGAAGCCAGACAGCGGCAATCGCCCGCGCAAGGGCGGCTCCGAGGGGAGGGAAGTGGGCAACTCGTGGGTGCGGTGTCGGTCCTGCAACCAGTTCAACCCGCCCACGGCCTATTTGTGCAGTGAGCATCTGTGGGTGTGCGGGAGCTGCTGTGACTACCCGCACGACGAAGACGACGAGTACGACCAGGAGCTGCCTGGCCTGGAAGGCGACGAAGATGGAGAGGATGACGAGCGGTGACCGCTTCTACGCAGACTGACGAGATGCCGATGTCCGAGCCGGACGAGCCCGTACCCGTGGACCAGGAGCCTGACCACAAGGTGACCGCGTTCACTCGCATCACCGCGCACCGCGAGGGTTCCAAGAAGCCGATCATCGTCGACTGGATCCGCGATCCTGGGCAGCTTCTGCCCATCCTCCGCTGGGCACTGGGCTACGCCTGGCACATCACGTGGTACCAGGCGATTCGGATGCCCCTCTACGCCCTCAAGCTGGCCAGCAGGTCCCATGTCGGCGCCTGGCGGGTGCTGCGCCAGCTGGCCGGCTGGCTGAGGCACGACGAGAGCCGCGAACTGCGCAACGAAGCCGCGCTGCATGAAACGAAGCGAAACGAGGCGGCATATCGGGCGCTCAAGGCCGTCCAGATGAAAGAGCTGGAACGGCGGCGCAAGTGGGCCTGGCTGTTGACGATCCCGGCACTGGCCGTCGTGGTTGCGGTGTGGTTCTGGGTGCCGGGGTGGACGTTCTGGCCGGGCGTGGCTGCTGCGGTCGAGATCCTGGGCTTCGTCGGGCGCAAGCCGGAGGTCCGTCTGACCTCCAAGGCCACCGTTCCTGCCCACCTTGCCCCGGTGCTGCGGATGGACGCGGTGGAACTGGCGCTGCGCAGCCTCGCATGCATCCCCAAGGGTGCGGCCATCGAGTTCCCCGACCCGATCATTCGGGACGGCCCCGGCTGGCTGGCCCGCGTGAACCTGCCCTTAGGCGTCACCCCGAGCATGGTGAATGCCAAGCGCGCGGAGCTGGCGTCCGGTTTGCGCCGCCCGTTGGGCTGCGTGTGGCCCGAGAGCGGTGCCGAGGAGCACGGTGGACTGCTCAAGCTGTGGGTCGGCTTCGAGGACATGGCCGTCGCGAGGCAGCCCGCCTGGCCGCTGCTCAAGGGTGAGGCGGACCTGTTCCGGCCCATCCCGTACGGCACTGACAAGCGCGCTCGCAAGGTCGGCGTCAATCTCTTCGAGAAGAACGTGCTGATTGGAGGGATCCCCGGTTCGGGAAAGACGACCTCAGTCCTTACTTTGCTGTTGGCCGCCGCGTTGGACGTCACGGCTGAGCTGCACACCTGGGAGCTGAAGGGGTCCGGTGACCTGGCATCAGTGGAGGGGGTGTCGCACCGGTACGGATCCGGCATGGATGACGAGACGGTAGCGGCGTGTGTCGCCGACCTTCGGGAGATTCTGGCTGACCTGGAGAAGCGAGCCGCGACTGTCAGCCGGCTGGCCAAGGTCTCCCCCGAGTTGTTCTCTAACGGAAGGAAGACCAGCCGGCGGCTCGCGAACCGCCGCGACCTGGGGTTGCACCCCGTCGTGTTCACCATCGACGAGTGCCAGAACCTGTTCTCTCACGAGACCTACGGCGCTGATGCGAAGCGCCTTTGCCTGAGCATCGTCAGGATGGGTCGCGCGTTCGGGGTGATTCTGATCCTTGCTACCCAGCGCCCCGACGCTGACGCACTGCCCACGGGGATCGCCGGAGTGGTGGGCGTTCGGATCTGCCTGCGAGTGAAGGACTCTCGGGGCAATAACGCGATCCTGGGCGAGGGCGCGTATTCGTCCGGGGTCAACGCAATGCTGTTCAAGGGCGAACGGAATCGAGGCGTCGGCTACATCGACGATGACACCGACGAGCCCGTTGTGGCGAAGGCTTACAACACCGTGCCTATCGCTGCCCAGGTGGGGGCGCGTGCCCGGAAGCTCCGCGAAGAGGCGGGGCGGCTTACCGGGTACGCCGCTGGCGTGCTCGATGACGACCCCAACGACAGCCTGATCTACGACCTGCTGGCCGACGTGAAGCGGGTCATCAGCGAGGCGGATCGGGACTGGATGCACTCGGAGGAGATCGTCCGGGGGCTCGCCGAACTGCGCGAAGGGCACTACGGCGGCTGGAGCCCGGAGACGTTGGCGAAGAACCTCACGCCGCGCGGCGTGAAGACCGACCAGATCAACAGGGTGTGCCCGGATGGGGTGCGCCGCAACCTTCGTGGCGTCGAGTTGAGCCACGTAGCCAGGGCGATCGCAGCGCGTAACGGGGACAACGTTGTGCCGCTACATGTAGCAGGCCCGCCCGCTACGGGTAACACCGCTGTGTAGCACCAGTGCAGGGCTCTGACCTGCGGTGTAGCAGGTGTATCACTTGGGCACGGAGGGGTCTAAATCCGGCGAAAACCGGGTTTTGGCCCCTCTGTCACTCTCAGTGAATTGATCAAGGATCGCGCGGCGCGGCGCTGCACCGCCCGGTCGCCGGCAGGGTGCACCATTCAGCGGTGGATGAAATACGGAGCGTCGCGTGAAGATCTTCTTTTGGTCGGCTGACTCGTCAGGTTGCCGCTACTACCGGTGCGACCTCCCCGCCGCCGAGCTGGCCCGCCACGGGCACGAGACGCACGTCGCCGACCGAATGCCCGACGACTGGATGAACACCGCCGACGTGATCGTGGGCCAGCGAGTGTGCAACCCCGGCCCGACGTGGCGCTGGCAGCAGCTCGCCCGCGAAGGGCGTTGCGCACTGGTCTATGAGGTCGACGACGATCTCCTCGACATCGACCCGTCCAACGGCCCGGCGTGGGACTTTTTCACCAACCCGGAGATCCGCGCCAACGTGATCCGCAATATCGAAGTCGCCGACCTCGTCACCGTGAGCACGGAACCGCTGGCCGAGTTGCTGAGCCGGTGGAATCGCAATGTGGTCATCCTGCCGAACTGCGTGCCGGCGTCGCTACTGGACGCCCCACACGCCGACGGGCCGAAAGGGCTCACCCTCGGGTGGTCCGGCGGAATGTCGCACAAACTGGATCTCGCTGAAGCACGCGACCCGGTGCGCCAGTTCCTGCGCCGCTACCCCGACGCTGGGCTGCACATCATGGGCCACGTCGATGACGACTTCTGCCGGGCGATGCCGAAGGAACGGCTGCACGTCACGAAGTGGGTTGACTCCGTGCCCGACTTCCACGCCGCTATCGACTTCGACGTGGCGCTCGCGCCGTTGCGCCCGTCGCCTTTCAACCGCTCAAAGTCCGCGATCCGGTGCCTCGAAGCTGCCGCGCTAGGCATTCCCGTGATCGCCTCGGATTTCGGCCCGTACGCCGCCTTCGTGCAGCACGGGGTGACGGGTCTTCTGGTGAGCCGGCCGCACGAGTGGGGCAAGCACCTTCGGACCCTGCTCGATCCGTTCACCCGGCGGGAGATGGGGCGCCAGGCCCGCGAGCTGGCCGCCGACCACACCATCGAGGCCAACGTCGAGCTGTGGGAGAAGGCGCTAGTCGGATGATCGTCTACACCGGTGGCACGTTCGACCTGTTCCACGCCGGCCACGCCTACCTGCTGTCCCAGTGCCGCAAGCTCGCCGGCCCGGACGGCAAGGTCGTGGTGGCCCTGAACACTGACCAGTTCGTCGCGGCCTACAAGGGCCGGTCGCCGGTGGGTATCTACGCCGAACGGGAGGCGGTGCTGCTGGCCTGCCGTCACGTGGACGAGGTCGTGCGCAACGCCTTCGGCCAGGACTCCAAGCCGACCATCGAGGCTGCGAGGCCCGATGTGATCGCCATCGGGATCGACTGGGCGGGCAAGGACTACTACGCGCAGATGCAGTTCACGCAGCAGTGGCTCGACGACCGGGGGATCTCGCTGGTGTACCTGCCGCACCCCCGGCCGCTGTCCACGTCCGAGATCAAGAACCGAATCATGGAGACCACGTGAGCACCTGGGTACTGATCCCCTGCCACCGGCCACGGCTGGCTGACTTACGCGCCAGCCTGGCGCACCTCGGTTCGCACTTCCCTACTGCCGTGGTCACTACGAACCCGGAACCAATCGGCCCTGAGGATCTTCCCGACGTCGCGCTGCTGCGCTCCCCTGAGCCCGGCATCAACATCTCCCGGTGGTGGAACGTCGGGCTCGATTGGATCGCGGAGCAGGAGCGCGACGGGCACGAGCCGTACGAGGTGCTGTGCATGGAGTCCGACGTGCGGATCACGTTCGAGACGCTGGCGCGGCTGCATCTGGCGTTGCGCATGAAGCGCCTCGCGATGGTCGGTGCCGACTGGTATGGGGTCGCGCAGGAACCGGTGGAGATCCGCCGCGACCTGGTGCCCGAGACGATCCAGCACCGGATCCCCGGCGTGTGCATGTTGGTGGCCGGTGAGTTGGGGCTGCGGTTCGATGAGCAGTTCCGTTGGTGGTACGCCGATGACGACTTCGAGTGGCAACACCGCAAAGCCGGGGGCACGGGGCTGGTGCGCGGCACGATGATCGGCCACGGGCCGGGCCGGGTGCTCACCGGCGAACTCGCCCAGTACGCGGCAGAGGACTACCAGCGGTTCGTGGCCAAGTGGGGAGCGTCGAACATCCGATGAAGCCACTACCACTGAAATACCGCGCTTTGGCACACGAACTCCGATGCTGGGAATGCCGCGCTAGCTGGCGATCATGGTTCCGTCGGCTGATCAACGATCCCCGTGGATGCAACCCAAGAGACTTCGGCTGACGTGGAGATTCGATGAGCAGCGACATCACGGTGGTCATCGCCACCATCCCGATCAGAGCGAAGATGCTCCGCAAGGCCCTGGCGTCGGTGGTCCTCCAGACCTTCCAGCCGGCGGCGATCGTCGTCGAGTACGACCATGAGCACACCGGCGCGGCGGCCACTAAGAACCGGGGCCTGGCGAAGGTCACCACGGGGTGGGTCGCGTTCCTCGATGACGACGACCAGTTCATGCCGGAGCACCTGGGGAAGCTGCGGGAGGCGCAGCTCGACTCGGGCGCGGACGTCGTCTACTCCATGCCGTTTATCCCCCAGATTTCCGGTGGCATCGACCCGTCCGGGATGCGGGGTGCCCCGTTCGACCCGGACGAGCTGCGGCGCCGGTCCTACATCCAGACCACGTCACTGGTGCGCACGAAGCTCATGCAGTCCACGGGCGGCTTCCAGCTCCCCCGCCACGTCGAGTCCGACTATGACGATTGGGGTGCGTGGCTCGCTCTGCTCGACGCGGGTGCGGCGTTCTATCACTTGGCGGAGCAGACGTTCGTGTGGGAACACCACGGGAGGAACACTTCAGGCCGTGCTGACCGGTGGTAGGGCTACTACCGACTACCACAAAGTGCACTCTCGAAGGATTTTTTTTGAGGGCGCAGAGTCGGTGCAGCGTCGCTGCCCTCCTGGATTGCGGCCAGCGCAGCCGCGCAGAGCGCAGCCCCCACCAGTAGTGCGAGCTGGCCTCCGTGAGGCGGTTCGGTAAGCCCGACAGACGATGAGTACGCCGCGCCCAGTGCTGCGAGCAGCACGGCGAGCGCACGGGAGGCCATGCGCGTGAGCGTACTTGGTAGGGTCGGGGCCGTTCCGGCGAGGCCGAGCACTTGGAGACCGACTATGGCCACCGACGATGAGACAGACCACCGCGAGGTCGGGAGCCAGTTCGCAGAGCAGGCCGGGGTAGCTGCCTCGCGGTTCCCCGAAACTGAGGGCGCAGCCATGACGTGCGCGCTCCTCGCCATCTACCACGAGCTGCGCCATAACGATCTGAGCACGAAGATCGAGGAACTGACGGAGCAGGTTGGGGAGATAGTGTCCTGGCAACGGGAGAGGGATAGGACATCGTCGAGGATCGCTTCGTCCGTCGACGATGTGAAAGATGCGATCTCCGCGCGGTGGCGATAGAAACACTGATGTGAATTGCCCGCAGAATCGCTTACAGCTCGCCCTGTACGGCCGTCTCCCGGCCTGTGCGGGGCGTTCTGGTGTAAGGACTAGGGCCGCAACCAGGCGAACCGAATGCTGTTGCCGCCGTTGAGTAAAACCGTGGACCGGGCGACACCTTCGTCGTGCCAGAAGTTCAGATTCAGCACCGTCCCGGCCGAGAACCGGCTACAGATCGAGACGGCGAACTCCATCGCGTCAGTGCCGCCGCTGACGGCGAACTGCCCCCGGTAGCGAGTGGATCCGCCGTCGGGTCCAAGCCAGATGCCGTAGGACTTCCCGGCCACCGAGTTGCCGATGCGCACGCCACCCTCGACGGTCCACAGGCCGCCACGGTTGAGGGTGAACGCGGCATTGGAGATGGAGCCGGCCGTCGAGGTGCCCACGCTGACGTCCGCGCACGTGTAGGTGCCGGAGCCGAATCCCAGCGGGGTGTCGGTCGAGGTGGGGATGGACTGACCGCCGGTCGCCGTGTAGCACGCCTCGTGCAGCGTCGCCGAGGTGATGTCTACCGGGGCGTGCGTGTGCACGCTGGCGGCTTTGCCGGCCAAGTCGGTGACCAGACTGGTGACGTCCGACTCGGCGTGCGAGTGCACCAGCGGCGCCTTACCCCGCCCGTCGAGGACTCCCACCGCCCCGATGACGAGATAGGAGTTGCCCACGGGCAGCAGCACGACGCGGTCCCCTGCCTGGGGCGTGTAGCCGGCGTAGAGGTACGTCTTGCCCGACAGTGTCGCCTCACCGTCGAAGGTGATCTTTGGGTTGCCGGAGGTGTAGGCCGGGTCGACCGTGCCCAGCATTGGGGTCTGCACCGGGTACCGGGCAGCAGTGTGGCCAGCGACGGAGTCCAGGAAGTCCAGCGGGTCCATGACCATCAGACCGTCACCACCCGGCGAGCGTTGTGTTTCATGGTCGTTGCCACTCCGAGTTCCATCGTCCAGCCGTGCTCGGAGTACTGGGCGGCGATCGCCATCGGTGAGTACTCGATGCGGTACACGTCGTTGCCGGAGTGAATCGGCATCAGGCCGGTCTCGAATTGGATCGCCTCGTAGATCTGGGAGGCCTCGAAGGCTAGGCGCGACACCAGCGCGTCCAGGGATGCTTGATCGGCCGCGTTCTGCTGGGTGCGGAAGTCCACGATGGTCCGCCCCCGCCGCACGGTGGACGTGGGGCTCGCGGGGTTGGTGTTGGTATAGGTCGACGACAGGGCCGACTGGTCAGGATTGGACACCACTAGCACCCACGAGTTGGGGATGGCGAACAGGTCCAGATCCTGGGTGACCGTCGGGAGCATCACGCTCACCGCGTTGTCGGCGTAGGTGTACTCCGAGGGCCGGGTCGAGGGCACCCGGTAGGGCCGCACGGTGGCGATGCCGTCCTCGTCGAAGGACAGCGACTCGTAGTTCATCGCGTCCAGTAGCTCGTTGATGATTTTCAGCTTCGACGTGCCCGGTGGCCATTCCAGCGCTGCGGGCAGCACGGAGGCCGACGTGGTGATGTTCTTTGGCACCGACCCGAGCAGTGTCGACACCGCGTCGGTGTACTTCGTGGCGGCGGCCACTGTGTAGCGGGCTGTCACGAGGTCATCGGCGTACACCTGCCCGGCGTCGTAGGCCGTGACCGACCGCCAGCGGGTGCCGGTGGTGTCCGTGGTGCGCTGCGGGGAGGACAGCAGGAACACGCCCTGGGGCCACTCCACCCAGTCATTCGGGCCGTACGGGGGGATGCGGAGCTGGATGTAGGGCTTGATGCGGTTCGACAGGAAGTCGACCTGATCAGTGTCTTTGAGCTGGAAGGTCGCCGTGCGCTTGATGTCGGCGAGCCAGTTCATGGTGACCGTGCACGCCTCCACGTCGGTGAGGTCGCCGATCTTGGCGTTGCTGGAGTCGAGCAGTTCGTAGCGGAACGCGAACCGGCGTGAGCCGGGGACGGGCACCTGGCGGGGCACGGTGGCGAACCCGTCACTGGTCGTGCCGAGCTTGAGACCCCCAGCGCCGGTGACGAAGTGCGGCGGTGAGGTGAACAGGTCCGCTACCCCGCCCGCGAGCAGTCCCCCGGCGCCGGTGAACAGGTGCGCCGCGAGAGACAGGATGTCCGCGACCCCGCCCACCAGTGGGCCGCCCGCGCCCGTGAACGATCCGAGCACGGAGGGGAATGACCCCGAGGCCGCGCCCCCGGCGAGCAGTCCCCCGGCGCCGGTGAACAGGTGCGCGGGTGATGTGAACAGGTCTGCGACGCCACCGGCGAGCAGTCCGCCCGCGCCGGTCTTCGCGACGAGCACGACCGTGTTGGTGGTGATCACCACAGTGTCGGTGCCGGTCAGGGCGCCGGTGTCGGTGACGGTGAGGGTCAGGGTGATGTTGGCGCTGTCGCCGCTGCCTGGCACGGGGGCGACGAACGTCGGCGTGGACGTGCTGGCGCCGGTGAGGCTAGCCGTGGTCAGGGTCGTGCCGCCCGCGTTGGTGACCGTCCAGGCGTAGGTGATGCTGCTTTCGACGTCGCTGGAGCCGGTGCCGTCGAGGTGCACGGTGGCGCCGACGTTGACAGATTGGTCGGGGCCGGCGTTCGCAGTGGGGGCCGTGTTGGTGGTCGGGCGGAGTCCGATAGTTACTGCGCTGCCGCCGCCACTGCCCCCCGTGAAGGCGCTGGGGTCTTCGGTTGCCACGGTGTTGTTGCGGGAAGCGACCCGGAGGAAGGACCCCACGGAAACATTCGTGTAGCTAGTGGGGTCACCTGTGGGTGCGCCACCGAAGAGAGAGCAAATCGCGATCCATAGAGTGGTTGCGGAACCCCAACTTGGAGTGAGGGATGGCGGATTGAGCCCTGTAGCGGAGGTCATCGCGGGTGCGGTTGAGGAGTCAGCGCCTCTGATGTCGAGTACTACGCCCTCGTCAAGAGTCCAGCCGGTGCTGGGCGTGACGGATACTGATGTTGCGGCGCCGGTGCTGCCCGCAATGAGGTAGTAGACAACGAAATAGTCCGTGCTCGCTGTCGTGCCGGCCACGGAGCCAACCAGGGTCCACGAGACACCGTCCAGCGCCCCGATAGTGAGGGTTTTTGCCCCAGTCCCGTTGTAGACCGCCTGAATAAGCACGATGACATCGCCAGCATTGCGCGCGGGCACGCTGCGAGTACTGCCACCAGCGAGGGTGCCGACGGCATTTACTACCGGGAATGCCACGGCTTATCAGTCCTGAGTGTCGGCGAGCGTCAGGCGCGGGGTGACCCGGATCTGCTCGTTATTGAACTGAATGGTCACTGGCGAGGCGAAGTACTCGAACCACTGAAGCGCCCCGCCCGAGGTGAGGGTCACGTAGTAGCCGTAGATGACCTGCGCCGTCTGGTCGGCGCTGGACACGAACGCTTGCTGCGCGTAGGAGCCGGTCGCCGGGTTGCCCGTGGCTGTCGTCCACGAACCGCCGGTCAGGGCCTTCCCCGAGTAGCCGGTGAAGGTGGCTTCGGTGAAGCTGGCCACCAGCAGGGCATCCTTCTGCACCGTGGTCAGGCCACTGGTCACATCATTCTTGAACAGTCGGACCGTGTAGTTGGCGGCGAGAATCAGATCAAGGAACGCCTTCTCCCCGCCGTCGGTGACGATAAGAGTCATGGGACCTATCTCCATTTCGTTGCTGACATCGGTGACGAAGGCGTTGCCCTGCAAGGCGGCCAGCACCCGGTCGGCCTGGTAGCCGGTCGGGTTGTGAACCCCGGTGGGGACGGCGAGGGATTGCATCAGACGGTCACCGTCACCGTGTCCTGATCAACCCGGATGAACGTGAAGCTGACCGTCGTGCCCCACTCCTCGTCCTTCTCGGAGTAGGCGGTCATCACGCCGTAGAGCACCCGGCCACGGTTGTCCCGGATCACCAGCGTTTGGCGGTACTCGGCGAAGGTCTGGAGGGCGGCGATGTCCGCCGCCCACGTCGCACCGAATGGCACGTCGAGGGAGACGGGGAACTGGTCATTCTGGTAGTCGCCGTAGTCATAGACCGGGTACACGCGGCCCGCGTAGTTGTGGCCCTGGGTTTCCAGGGCGATGGTCGCCGATCGGGTGGCCTTGCCGTAGACGAACTGGCGCACGGTGTCGATCGGGTCCGCCGGGTCGTGGATCCACACACCCTGGAAGGCGATACCAGCGGTCTGCACGGCGGTGTCGGTGTAGGCCATCAGGCGCTCACCCCTCGCACGAAGTACTCGTAGGTGACGCCGGAGGCGACCCCGTAGTCCAGGAACGTGCCGCTGCGCACGGCGGTCCCGGCCAGCTCATAGGCGCCGGTGCTGCCCAGGGGGCGCCGGTAGACCTCGTTAGTGACGACCTCCGGGCGGTTCCCGTCGGGTGTCGGGTTGGTGACCAGGACCAGCACATAGCCCGCGTCGGGGTAGTCCTGGAGGACGAAGGTTGGTGCCACGGGCGTGCCGTAGGACGGGGTGATCAGCCGCGTGCCGGTGTTCGAGGACACCCCGGACTGGCGGATCGTGACCTCGATGCGCCACTCAATGTCCGTCGGCAGGCTCACGGTGGCCGTCGTGGCCGTCGACGTCACCCACCCCGTGGTGGACAGCTGAACGTTGGTCGCGTTGTTATAGACCGCCACCTGGTAGGAGTCCTGAGTCGCCCCAGTGACCGCCCAGGTGATGTTCCAACTGCTCACATCGTTGGGTGTCGGGTGGTCCGCTGCGGGGCTGGTGATCGTGACCGTGCCACCGGCGGCGGTGCTGAACGTGGAGAACGGCGAGTAGACGCCTTGGGTGTTCAGCGCGTCCCAGGTTTGCACGCGCCACTGCCACGAGCCCGGATTGCTCAGCGTCGCGCCGGCCACCGTGCGGGAGGGGGTGGTCGAGGTGACCTTCCCGGTGTCGACAGCCGTCACGCCGACCGACGTGTTGATCTGGAGCTGGTAGGCGGACTGGGTGTCCCCGGTATTGGGGTCGTTGAAGGCCCACGCGAAGACCTTCGCCAGCGTGGCGTCGAAGTTGCCCGTTGGGGTCAGCGTCGGCGCGGTCGGCGCCAGATTGAACTGGTCGGTCACGTAGATCGTGGAGTGCACGCCGCCCGACGTCATGTTCGCCACGGAGATGAGGATCTGGCTGCCGGTCATCGTGCCCCGGTGGGTCCGCAGCGCCAGGTTCGACGAGCCGGTGGCCCCGACGGTGGCGTTGACCTGGGTCTCGGACCGGTCAGCGAGGCGAGTGGCCAGGTCGACACCCGTGCGCATCAGCCGGCGGCCGTTGGCGGTGTCGAAGTAGTAGAACCACAGCTTGTTCGAGTGCGGGTCGTAGGCGACGTCCCAGGCGGCGGAGCTGGCCAGCGTGGCTTCAGCGGGCAGCGACGCGATGCTCTGGGCGGACAGGGCCACGTCCCCGAGCACCGACGACGAGGTGGAGCTACCGATGTTCTCCACGATCACGACGCGGGGCCCCACGCCGCTCACGCTGGAGACCGCGACGACGACGTACTGGGTGTCGCTGACCGCGATGACCCGCAGCTTCGAGTTGGCGTCCCGCACGGCCTGAGGGGCCGTGTCCCGTTTCGCGGTGTCGCTCACGCCGCTGGCACCGGTGGCCAGGGTGTACCGGGACTGTGAGGTGTCCCCCACCCCGCCCAGGTCGGCGGAGTGGTTGTAGGACGCGACGTAGCCACGCAGGGCGGAGCTGCCGTGGATGTCGAGGCCCGTGCCGGTGGGGTTGTGGTAGCTGACCAGGTCCGACGTGGCTGGCACGTCCAGCAGAGTGCTGACGAAGCCGGAGCCGCGCTTCAGCGTGCCCGACCCGGCGAGCAGCGTGTCGCAGCTGATCAGCGTCCAGTACTGCTGACCGACGAAGTTGCCGTCAGCGCCAGACCCGGCGTGCGCGAACACCGCCGCGATCGTGCCCGCTGTGCCGCCCGCTGAGTGCCACGTGGCGGCCACATCGGTCAGGTAGGAGGGGTCAGGCGACAGGGTGTCCTCGACCATCGCGGCAGCGGTCCACGTGTGGCCGACGCCCTTGACGTACGCCTTCCCCGCGTTGACGACGCCCGCCGCGCTACTGCGGCCAGCTCGCCCCAGCACGTAGAGGTTGTCTGCCGCGTCGCGCACCAGCGCGAAGTTCTGCATGCCCGACGGTGAGTCGACACCGAAGGTGCCGCTGGTGGTCCCGGTGGGCACGGTCGCGACTGTGGAGGCGGTGGTGCCGTCATGGAACCGCAGCGCCACGGTGGGGCTCGACGCTGACGCGGTGGACTCCAGGAAGGCGTGGGTGCCGTCGGAGAGCTGGACCTGCGCGCCGAGCACGCGGTGCAGTGCCGACAGGGGCGCGGTGGTGTAGATCAGCGCCGGGTCTTGCGCCGTGCCCGACGCAGCAGGCCCGTTGAATGAGACGTACTCGCGGATGTTCGCACCGGGGGCGAACTGCTGCCTCTGGCGACTGGAGTTGGCGACCGTCCGAAGTTCCCCAGTCGTGCCCAGGCGAGTGAGCAGCGTCGGGGAGCTAGCCCGCCACTTGCCGCCACTGTTCTGTACGCCGACCACAGTGCCGAGCAGGCTCAGCGCGTTGAGTTGGCTCGGTGTGCGCCAGTCGGCGCCGGAGACGCTGGTGCCCCAGTCGTACTCTCGGATCTCCAGGTCCCGACTCGGGGTTCCGGTGGCGGTGTAGACCGTGAACTCGAAGTAGGCGCTGGTGATCTGCGAGGCGGTGTCCAAGGTGTAGGCGTACCGGGTGAACGCCTCGGTCAAGAGGTAGGAGCTGCCGTCGTAGTCCTGGTCGGAAGCAACGTAGTCGTAGCTTGAGAACACGTCGACGCTAGCGCCGTTGAGCGCGGCGGAGTAGCTGCTGAAGCTGACCGTCGACAGATCATCTGAGGAAGCGTCCGCGTAGGAGATCACCGTGGTCATCGCTGCGCACCGCCCTGACCTGCGATGGCTTCGGCGATGGCCGCGAGTGGGTCTTCTCGAAACGTGCGGGTCACCATGCGGCCGTCGCGTCGCTTAGAGGTCACGACGATGTCCCCAGCGGGGTCCTCGACCAGCATCGGCGGGTTGATGATCCGAAAATGCGGGTCGCCGCCCACCGTGGCCCCGTCGGCGTAGATGTCCACGTAAGAGACGTCGTCTGCCTCGCCGTAGTCGATGCGACTGATCACCACGTCGGTGTCGCTGCCCCGTGGTCGCAGCGTGAGCGCGCCCTTGCCGTTTTTGCCGGGGTGGCTCGCGAACAGCCGCACGAGCACGCGGGCCTTGATCTGACGGGCCGCCATCTGCCGGATCGGGTCATCGGGGCCGGCGTCGAGCACGGCCTTGAGGATGTCGCGGACCGTGACGCCCTTGCGCCCCAGCTGGGCGTCCACGATTGCCTTGATTGCCGCCTTCGTCGCCGGGTCGAGCTTCGGCATTACGCCACCCTTCCTGCGGACGCTGTGGTGGCCCTGGCGACCTGCTGGACCCGGTCAAAGAACTGCACAACGCCCTGCATCTCGGCGACGGACTTGGCGTCGAGGGTCACGTGGAAGTGGTTCGTGACCTGCCCACCGCCGCCCGGCCCGCCGAGTAGCTGGTCGAGCCGGGCCGTCTGAGTGGCATTGAGAACCCGCTCGGGCTGCCCCGTGGAGTTCCGCACGAGGGACAGCCCCGTGGGGAGCAGGCCGCCCGCGTCGTAGCCCTTCGGCGGCAGGTTCGGGTTGGCCTGCTGCACGTTGAAAATCGACCCGTAGCGGGCCTTGATGTAGTTGATGCCGGCCGCGATGTTCGCCACCGGGTCGGTGATGTTCCACGACGTGCCGGGCTGGTGGTAGGCGTTGAACGTGCTCGGAATGGTCTGCATGAGGCCCTGCGAGGGGTGCCCAGCGGCAGCGTTGGAGTCGGTGCGGTTGATCGCATTCGGGTTGCCGCCGGACTCGCGACCGATGAGCACGGACAGCGGCCCGGCCCACGACTCCGGGGTGCCCGTGAGCCCCAGGGCTTGCTGGATCCACCCGGCGAGGTTCGGGGAGCCGGTGAACGCGGCGCTAAACGACTGCATGGCCTTATCGACGAGGGCTTGGACGCCGCCGACCATCTTGTGACCGAGCCCGGCGGCGATGCTGCGGTACACCCCTGCCTGCATGCCGCTGACCAGCTGGTCGATGATCCCGTTGAGCGCGCCCGCACCACCGCTGATCCAACTGTCGACGGCGCCGAGGACCCCTCCGCTGGCCATGAGCTTGGCGCCCAATGACTGGTAGAGGGCCAGAGCGTTGCCACGGTGGGCGGGGTCGGTGGGGATGACGTACTCGGGGTGGTTCTGGTTGCCCTCGCCGACGATGGCCATGGGGCCGTTGGTCTGGAATCCGCCGCCCACGGTGCCACCGGAGGCCAGCATCGGAATGGAAGGAATGGTGGGGATCAGGAAAAACTTGAGGATCGCGTCGATGTCGTCGATGACGAAACGGTTAGCGAGGCCGATGACCGCGTTGATCCCGGCCTTAAATGCGTTGATGACGTCATTCCAGATGCCCTGAGCGATGCCCGTAATCCTGCCCCAGATACTCTGGAAGTCACCGACTATGCCATTCCACACACCGGAGAAAAAGCCCTTAAAGGTGTTGAACGCGCCAGTCAGGAAGCCATTTATGCTGTTCCACACGTTGGTCGCGGTGCTGGAGATGGCGTTCCACACGCCGGTGAACACGCTGCTCACAGCGTTCCAGACGGTCTCGAACAGCGACCGGAAAGCATTGAGCGCGGGGGTCAGGAACGCGACAATCGCATTCCACACGGTCTCTACGGTGTTCCTTATGGCATTCCAGACGGTGGTGAAGAACGCGCTGATCGCATTCCAGATCGAGGTCGCCGTGTCTCGAATGCTATTCCAGATGCCGGTCAGGAAGTCCCGAATAGCGGTGTAAATCGGGATGATCAGGTCTTTGTGCGCGTTCCACAGCCGAGTCAGGTAATCCGTGATCGCATTCCACACGGTCGTGGTCACGTCACGAATGAAGTTCCAAATGGCGGAGAAGAAATCGCGGATCGCATTGAATATAGTCGTGGCGGTGTCTCGCAGCTGATTCCAGCGCGCGACGAAGTAGCCCGTGATGCTGTCCCAGACGCCGACTAGGAAGTCCTTCACCGCATTGAACACCGACATAGCGGTGGCCTTGATCCAACCCCACACCTCGTCGAGCACGGCCTTGACCTGCTGCCAGTGCGTAACGATCAGTACGGTGGCCGCGATGAGAGCACCTATGGCCAGCACAATCAGCCCTATCGGGTTCGCGTCCATCGCAGCGTTCACCGCCCACTGAGCAATGGCCCACAGGCGCCACAGGACGAGCGCCGACTCGATGATAGGTATCAGCTCGGGCACATTCTGGATCAGCTTGAGAATCCACCCAGTGACGGCGGCCAGGGCGGAGATCATGTTCGGACTGAACCCCGGCGCGTTCGCTATCTGGAGGAAGATGCCCACGATGTTCTTTACGACCTGCCACAGGGAGCTGAAAGCGTCGATACCCGTCTGGATCCACTCGTGAATCTTCCCGGTATCGCGGGCGTTCTGGATGAAGTCGGCCGCTTTCGTGGCAGACGTCGCGAATCCGCTAGCGAGGCCCGGCAGGAACGACGCCCCCACGACGCCGATGTTCTTGAGCATGTCGAGGACTGGCGTAAGCGCCCGACCCATGTCCCACGTCGCAGTAGAGGAGTCGGCCATCATGGTCTTCACGTCGCCCAGCGTCCGACTCGACGTGATCCAGGTCGCGAAATTACGGACCATTCCGTTAAACACGGTGGACATGGAGTCCATGCCGGTGCGCAATACAGGCAGGTCGGTCTTGGCGACGGTCTTAATAACGTCCGACATGCCAGCGAATAGCCGGTTCTGGACGTCCATCCTGACCGAGTCCCACGCCGGACCCAGCCCGCGAACGGTCAGAGCAGCGGCCCTGGCGTTCGGCGAGAGGTCGGCCAGTGCCTCGTTCGCCTTCTTGAGCTGAGCCGGGGTGTCGCCGGTCTTCAGGGAGTCGGCAAAGCTCGTCATCCCCACCTTGAGGGTGCCGTAGGCCAGGCCCGCCGCCCCGGCCGCCGCCGGCACCAGCCCGAGTACGCCGGACAGCTGGGTGACGGCGGCGATGCTAGGCATGATGAACGGCGCCAGGTTGGCCATGAGGCCGCCCAGGGCGCCCTTATCGACCTTCAGGCCGACCTTGATTTCCTGGCCGGCCCCGGCTTCTTTGACGTCGCGGCTTACTTCATCCCGCAGCCCGGTCGCGTCGGACTTGACCGAAACGAACGCCTCAGCGATCTTAAAACCGCTCATCAGCCCGACCCCCAGGACACGAGCTGCCCGAGTGCGGGATCGGCCGAGATGGCTTCCCTACTGCTGTCCACGTGCCTCACCTCGCTCTCATTCCGGCGGCTGCTACCGCTGGCCGTCTCTTGCTGTGCCATCGCCCTGGCGGCCATCACGCCCTGGTAGGCGAACACCCGAATCGCCAGGGATAGGAACCGTGGCCCCGTGAGTTCGCCGATGTCGTCGATTCGGTAGAAGACAAGGAAGTCGGCCTCCAGATCGGCGAGATGGTCGAGGACCCACATGGTTTGCTCTAGCCGCGCGGTCCTTTCCCTTTTCCCGCTTCCACCGCCCCCATGACGTTGTCGTGCACGACCTTCATAATCGCTTCGAGGTCTTCGACCTCAAGGTCGGCGCAGTTCGTCAGGGCGTCGTAGGCCGTCGTGCCGAGCACGTTCTCTAGCGCCCACCCCATTGCAGCGTCCTGGCCGTGCGTGCGGGTCATCTTCATGTAGCCCAGAGCCATACCGGCCCCGACCTTCACGGGCATCTGGTAGACCGTGCCGTCGATGGAGAACAGGTCCACCATCTCCCGCTCGGCGGGCTTGCTCTTGAGTTCAATCATGTGCTGACCCCTTAGCTGGTCTGGTCAACCACGTGGAATGGGGTGATGGAACTGGAGACGTAGTGACCGGCGAAGCTGACCGGGATGTACGTTTCCTTGTCCTTCGCATAGGACGACTTGAGACTCGACGTGTTCAGCGCCTTGCGGATGATGACCCGACGCCGGAAACCGGCCGGTGCATAACCGTCCAAGATCACCGCCACATAGGTGGGCTGCGTAGCGCTGGTGACGTTCAGCGGGTCGAGAGTGGCGTATCCCGAGCCGGTGGCCGACGTGCCGCCGTTCATGGCCAGCGACAGGTTCGCCAGGGTCGGCTCTGCGAGGTTGGTGTCGACCATGATCTCGCGCTGAGTGAGCCGGCGCCCCAGGGAGTCCACGACCTGATCCACGGTGAGTTCGGTGAACTTCTGGTCGATGGTCAGCGTCGCACCGCCGTCGGTGGCGCCCAGGTCGGTCCAGGCGGACACCTGTGGGGTGGTGTTGACGGCGGAGTCGGTTGGCTCGGTGGCACCGAATGCACCGCTGTAGAGGGTGCCCGGCCCCAGGATCAGGTTGGTGGCGGTGATGGACATGACTTAGCTCGCCTTCTCTGCGGAATTGGTGACATCGGCCGGGAGGGAAACACCCTCCGGCAGCCGCTTCGGTGCGCTGTTGTCCACCAGGAGCCCCTGGCGCGACAGATCGGTGTACTCGGCTGCGTCGACGTCCAGCTCGACGTCAGGGCGTTGCGTGGTGCGGACCTTCATCGGAAGTCGCCTCTCTGTAGGGGGAACCGGACGGCGGCCATTTCGGGGTGCTGGGCGATGGGCAGCGTCTGCTCCGGCGGGATGTGCGACGGCAGGGTCACAACCCGCCCACCGGGGATGAGGTACTCCAATTCGGCCTGTGAGTCGTGCACGAGCACCCGGCCGCCGTAGCTGGCCAGTTCACCGGAGATCGCGCCCACAAGGGCGTAGCGGCTCATTTGGCGGCCCTCTTCTCGGCGTCGTGCAACGATTTGCACGGCTTGCACTTCGCCGACCCGGTAGCGAACGCCGTCAGCGCCTTGACCACGCTGCACCGCGTGCACCGGCGCAAGCCCCGCCTCTCCAGCGCCTGCCTCTCCAGGGTCACGACAGGTCCACCCAGTTCAGCGCCAGGTCGGTCGTGTAGCGGGCGTAGTCGCCCTGGTCGCCGTACGCCCGGCGCGGTTCGCTCACCAGGTAGGCGGAGTGCACGCGGGCCTGGCCGTAGTTCGTCGGCAGCGTCACGGTCCGGGCGGCGTCCACCGCACGACACCCGACGTCGAGCAGTTCGGCCAGGTAGTTCGCCAGGAACCACGGCGGCTTCGCTGAGGTCGGCCGCACCCCCCAGGTGTCCACCGTGACCACCGGGTTGCGCATCGGCACGTGAATGCCGGGTGCGCCGCCGGAGGCCCGCACGGTGACGAACCCGGTAGCTGACCAGCTGGTCGTGTCCTTCGGCAGGGTCGCGCCCACCATGCCGGCCGACAGTCCCGTCACGCCGGCCAGCCACGCCAGGGCCACCAGCTCGGTGTTCGCGCGCAGAGTCGTCATCACGCGCCACGCGGCTTGTAGAGGGCCGGACGGAGGTAGGGCTGCGGCGGCTCGAACTTGCCTGTCTCGTGGCCCCAGGCGACGATGCGGTGGCCCTCCTCGACATACCCGGCGTAGTCGAGGTCCGACCCGATGCGCACCTCGTCGCCTTCCACGCTGTGATGCAGCGAGTCGCGCAGCTTCCCGGTGTCCACGGGGCAGTTGGCCTTGGCGTCGGCCTCGATCTCGACGCCCAGCTTCTCCAGCAGCTCCGCCTGCGGGACGTCGAGGTTCCGCTCCCAGTCGGGGTCGAACACGATCCGAGTCACGCGGTGCCTCCCTCCCCGCCTCTACGGCGTGGTCACTGCGGTGCAGGTCAAACCCCTCTACGGGGCTAGCTGACCCGCTTGAGTTGCAAACGCAAATCCGGGGTGAATCCCGGCTCGCGGTCTTGGGTCACGGCCTCGACGAAGTAGGTGACGCCATAGGTGTCGTCGCGCACCTGATCGCTGTCCTGCACGTCAGTGCCGGCGGGCATGACGCCCTCGGTGAACCGCACGATGCGCGGCTCCTGGGTGTTCGGGTCGAACACCGTGCGGGACAGCTCCCGAATCGAGGCGATGACCCCCGAAGCGGCCACCGTGCCGTTGTCCTCCGGGTCGCCGTAGGTGTCGGTGGTCGTGCCACGCAAGATGCTCGCGGTGCAGGTAGCGACGACGTACATAGCCGTCACCCCTCGTCGTCGTCGTAGTCGACGATCGCCGTGGACAGCGGCCCCAGACCGTCCTCGAACGGGGCCCGGACGTGCAGGCTGCGGCTCTTGAGCCACGACACCCGGTTCAGTGCCCGGCGAGCCATCGGCGCGAGGGTCAACGCTGAAGCGATGATCGGCACGGGCCGGCCGGTCGCGGAGATGGCCTGCATCTCCAGCCGCGTGAACATATCGGGCTGGCTGGGCATCCACGCGGCCTGATAAGCACAGGCCCGGCGCATCCACTCGATGTCCCGCGTGCCAGTGCGGGTCGCAGCGTCGGTGTAGAGCCGGCCAGCGTGCAGCTCAATCGCCGCGTTGGCCTGCGTGAGCTGCGCGTCGGTCACCGTGGCATTGGCTAGGGACAGCACGTCCGCCGCTGTAGCCCACGTGGTCTGCGTCATCAGTGCCTCCCTTCGCTGGTAGAGGTGGGTGGGGCGCGGTGGCCGCCTAAGCGCGCGCCCCACCCGGTCACTCGACGAGACCGCGCGACTTCTCCCGCACGTCCGAAGACGGAGTCACGGTCCGGTGAGCCTCGGTGTCGATCACGGCGGGCACGACCTCGACCTCATAGGTGCACGCCGTGGACACGGTGCCCTTGCGATCACGGTCGACGACCTCCGTGCCGGCCAGAGCCGCCTTGCCCCGAGGGTGCAGGCCCCGCTGAATGGCCTCCTCCAGCGTGCGGCCCGCGTTGGCCTCATGGCACGGGTGCTCCGCCTTGACCTCGGCGGGACCGGCCACGACGAACGTCTTGCGGAACGTGGAGCCCGTCGACCCGTCGGCTGAGCGGCTAATGACTTCGCCCTCGACATCGCCGTGCAGCGCCGGGTGCTGGTCGGC